CACGGTTCCAGACCTTATAAGTCTTAGCAAATGGCATCATCTTTTCCTTGCCTGTATCCTTATCATTAATCTTGATAGGCTTCCAGAATAGAATGTCTCTGCCCTCAAGGAACACCTCTTTAGACAGAGGCATATCAGAACCAGTGAGTTTCTTTATCTGATTCAGCGTGTAGTAATCAGGCGACTCATAACTAACTAGCAAGTTAAGCAGGAACCAGTTACATCCATTGTAAGGGCGCTTAGATACTCCGTTCATAGCCATCACAGGCTGTAGAGTATTGGTTGTACCGTCATTCTTCCACGGTCTAAACCAAGGATTCCACGGTGCAGGTAGCCCTGCCTCAATGTCCTCCTTGTATTTAGTAAGGTTAGCAACGACAGAATCCCTTACCTCATTCGCTATCTTGTCAGGTACTTTCATTGTCTTTCTCCTTTACTTGCCACATAATTGCTTTTCTACCTGAACGAGTACGAGATTTCAATCCCGAATCCTCAAGTACGCCTTGTTTAACTAAGCCTCTGATACAAGCAGAACAAGTCTGATGTGATAAAGATAATTGATGCTCAATATTATCACAGGTATCTACACCAAATTCCCCAAGATAACTTACAATCCTTTCAGATATCGTAGGAATATAGGGCTTTACAGATTCGTATGCTTCAATTGATGTTACTTGCCTCATCTTAACCTCCTAAGTAGGGTATCAATTCACTCTCACTTAACTGCAACTCACGAAACAAATCCTTACTAGACAGCCAGAACACAGGCTCTAAGTTAGTCTCCATTGGATCACCAGTTACAGGCTCCAATGTAATCTCATCAAGGTGCATCCATATAAGTTGGTTGTCATCAAAGATAAGATCGCCTACTTCTACAGAACCATGACCGTCAATGTCCCAGCCGCTAGGTGAATACGGATCATACATATTAATGCTCCCACTGATTGTTAGTTGTCTCAATATACCAGTTAAGATGATTCAATAACTGCTCTTGAATTATATCAACCTCGGATAACTCAAAGTTAAACAGTATATAATCAATCGCTTCCTTAACATCTTGGCTTAGTTCTTGATTCACTTTAAACCTCCTAGATTTATAGGTGACTCAGGCCAGTAAGTATCCCAGAAGTCATCTTCATAACGTGGTTCTTTACCATACTTATGCCGCCTATCTACAATGGGATAGATCACATCAGGTATCCTAAAATACTTACCGTTGTTTACGTTCTGTATTGTAGCATAAGACACATCAAACATCTCGGCAATAGCCTTGTAACTTGAGCCTTCCCTTAACTCAACGTAGATTTCCTCTACCTTATCTTCGTTAAGTGAGGCGCATTTAGAATCAAAGGACTTAGGATTCCTCATCGTTCGCCTCCACTTTTGCTAATTCAATTTCTAAATCTGAAATTTTCCAATCGTGAAACCACCCACCTGCATTAGTATTAAATAACTCAGGATAATTAAACTGAGGATCGGCTCTTTTCCAAGCCCTATAATAATACAGTATCGGAGTTGGAATTTTACAATCAGTCATCACGTTTCTCCTATGTCAGTGAAGGATTCATCTCCATTATAGTATAGATCATCCCACTTATCCATTGCAGATTCTTTGACGCAATCCGGGTGATAATACCTGAAGTCCTTGGTCATACCTGCTTCAGAATTATCCTCAACATACTGATTACAATGTATACATATAGGCATTACTTTTCTCCTTGTTAAATAGTTAACCTATTAACCGTTACTTTTCCTTTAAATACAATCACTTATATTCAAAGGAAAGTTAACCTTTCGTGCCTCAATAACTTCAGTCATTTTCCCAAGGCCGTTGCCGTTTCTTGCTGTTACGAGTGAGCGCCAGCGAACGAGAAAATTTTATGCGACTTGTCGCATCCTTTAGCGGCCGAGCAAAAAAAGGGAGCCGAGGCCGAAACCCCGACTCCCATGCTGATGCTTACGCTAGACATTCACGCTTAAGCATCCGGCAACTATCACGTCGATCATGTGCGTGTTCCCAATTAGGCCGTTTTTCTGCCCAATATGACCAATGTTTGTCGCCCCAAGTTGCCGCTTTGAGAACCACATCGTAGAAACCCGGTACGCTTTCATCTTCTTTACCATTATACCAAGTGTACTCGGCAGGAATTCCCATCCTTGCTTCAACATCTGAATCAAGAAAAGCGTTAAGTTTCTTAGCCTCTGCAAGCGCCTCATCAACAGCAACCTGATCGACAGGCTTCTTGGCTTGAAGAGCGTAGTAGTTGTACTTAAACGCTTCGAGAACCGAAGTCGGCTGATATGATCTAGTCTCTTTATCATACTTCAGACCATGATCGAAGACGATCTGGTACATGAACTTCCACTTAGCAAGACATATCGGCTCTTCTACCTCGTTGTAGCCCATTCTGCGACATTTATCTACATACTCCGCATCTTCCTCTTTAAGCCGCTTCGCAGTCATGGCACGATAGATCAGAGGTTTTAGTATGAAGTTCGCTTGATACTCAAACTCTCCTACCAGATCATCAGCGGCTGATTGAAAGATGCTAAAGTCAATGCCGTTGTTAGGTTGTACTTCGTTTCCGTTAATGTCGTATGCTTTTTGCATTTTAGATTCTCCTTACGAATCATAGTTAGTAGACTGAATTGCCTACACTTTTCCCTACTGCATGGGTTCTGAGTTAGTCAAGACCGAGGCTGTTGTATCGCCTCGCCTTGGGCAGTCTTTACTGGCTCAGGTTCCATGCTACCATTACGAGCGCGGAAAAGAAAGAAGATCGGAGAGTGCCGTATCGTTTTCTCCGCATCTTCGTGCAATTAACCGGAACCCTTAAGGGCTTGTCCCGTAGGGTTTCGATCTGATTAGCGAGGCAGAGTAGGCAAGTTAGTTAGTTGTTATAAACCAGATAGCAGTCCCGAGCCGCATCCGGCGAAGACTGCTTCCCTTGGGCACGGATCGCAGGTAGCCGTTAGTAAAAAGAGGCGACTTGTCGCCTTCCAGTGCAATCTCGTAGAGCCGTATCCGGCTCAGAGATTAGGCGTAGAAGGATTGGCGTTTGTTCGCCACATCCTGTCCGAGAACCCAGCCGTCACGCGAGAGGCAAGAACCTCTGGTTCGGCCGGAGGCGAGCCTTTAGGCGGTTAAAAAGAGTCGAAGAGCATTATCCGCTGTTCGGAAAGTTATCGCGGTTGACCTATTACTTTAAGAATTTCTATGATATAATCATATGATTCACATAGAGAGATATACTTCTGTTTCTTTTTGTTTCTTGCCGTTGGGCAGGGTTCCGGGCTTCGGGCGGAACATCTTAGAAAGATACTGATAGTTACTCAGGCTCTGATTACTCTATAAGGAAGTATACTCTTGGCTGTAGAACTCAGATAGCCTCAGATGGATGTCCTCCTCCCACACACACACGGACTCCGAAGCATCCGGCTGTAGATGTATGGAACTACTGATGCCCTACCCCACCCCATGAATTTTAAAATAATATATATATATTCTCCCCATACAGCGGTGGGACATTTAACCATTTATAAGAAAACACTAATATGGGATTACTAGACTTTAAACCTGATCTACGATTCAGAACACAGATAGGCTCTATTGCAGATAATATAGACCTTGATCGCCTCTTCATGGCTGAATCCTCTGGTAAACCCGGAAAGACCTCAAAGGCTGGTGCATACGGACTAGCACAATTCCTCCCATCTACATGGAAAGGATTAAAGCAGGATGCTAGAATTACAGGAGTAAACTTTCCTAAAGAACTGGAAGGAAAGAATTTCAAACAAGTAATGGATAATGAGAAGTATGCTAAGATGGCGGCAAGAACCTTAATGAGAACCAACGAAGTATACCTAAAAAGACTGGGTGTTCCTGTCACTGAAAAGAGCCTACTAGGCGCATATAACATGGGACCAACAGGATACAAAAAATATTCAATAAACAACCCAGACTTTGCTCTCTGGCGTAATTGGAGTAATTTCTAATGGATGAACTAATATGCCTGATGTAACATACGGACCTCCTTCTCACGCTGATTGGTCTGATTGGGAAGAAAGAGCGGCAAAAGCCAAAGAACAGGCTTATAAAGAGGCGCTACTTGCGGCGGCAGAAAATGCTCTTGGTGATAAAAGCCCTGGTGATCCAGTTACTGCTAAAACTCCTGATGATTTAGGATCAAATCCGTGGAATATTGCTACTAAAAAAGGTCAAGACGTAACTTGGCTTTCAGCACTTGCTTCTGAGTTATTGGCTCCATCAATGGTAAATTCTTACCTATTTTCCGGTCCTGTGCTAAATGATCCTAATAACATGGGATGGTGGAGTAAATCGGCTTGGGAGGCGCTTAGTGATCCCGGAAAATTCGCCTCAGACGTTCTTTTGAACAAAGTTGGTGGCCATTTATTACAAAGTTATACAGGCGCACCCGGACTTCTATTTGGAGCGGGAAGAAAATTTTGGGATATTTTAACAGACACCCAAGACCCTGCTCCTGTTGAGTCAATTCCTGTACAAGACCAAGCGCAACGACAAGGACTTAAAGGAACTTTGAGAGATTATGATAGATTGATGAACCGATGGTTAAAAAGCAACTATAAACCTCCTACATCAACAAACTTTAGATATGGTCCTGAATCACCTAAATTTAAAGGAAAAGCACCAAAAAGAGAAAGCGCCTTCCAAAGAAAACAGAGAAAAAGAAAAGAAGAGGAAGAAGATGCTTTCCAAAGGATGCTTATGCAGTATAATCAAGGTATGCAAAACGCAATATCAAGACCTAGCATAGTTCCTCCGGTAATATGGGATGCTTATGTTCCAGATGAAGGCATGAGTAATTATTCAGTATTTGATGACATTGGTAGATTTAAAGGTATAGACATGGATGCCATGCTTGAAAGTATGGGTGTTAGACCACCGGAGTAATTTTTAATGGATGAAGAAGAATACCAGAGAATAGTTAATGGAACTGTTGGTGGTATGGGAGCCGCTGGCGCAATAGGAGTTCCAATACATAAAAAATATTGGGATAATCCAAACTTTCCAGAACCCGGCGATATTATTGAAGGTATGCCTCCGGCTTTTAATATTATAGATGATAATTATTATAGAGTTGATGACCAAGGAAATCCTGTAGAAGGTCTTTTGGACTGGTATAAACATGGCGTATCTGGTGGAGACTGGCGTTTAAGAGAATACGAGGATATGACTCCATTTCAAAGATGGTCATATAATCAGGGATATAGATTTGCACAAGACCCAATGGCAGAGATGATAGATTGGACTGTTCCTTTTTTAACACTTCTTCAGGATAAGATTCCCGGCCTTGGAACTTTAATTCCAGACCTGTCTACAGCAGAAGATTATAAATATGATCCTCCAGTAGAGGATATTGAAATCCCAGAATACACTCCTCTTGAGTTTGGGAAGTTTGAACCAGCAACTCTTGACTGGCCTACAAGAGATGATTATGTAAGAGCCGCATGGGAACAGTACCAAGAAAAACCAATACCAGAGCATTTATCGCATTTATCTCTTGAAGAGTTTGATAAGTTAGGATACTATACGCATACTCCTGAATACTATGAAAGATTTTTAGAATGGGTAAGAGGAGGTCCTGATCCTCATGACTATGATATGTCTACATATTTTGGGGAAGACCCGTTTGAAAAACGAGGTGCTGATTGGTCCCAAAAATATCACGAAAAACAATATTTAGAAGAAGGAATACTTGATCCTTGGCACTCTAAAGAATTAGAATTGGAAGAAAGAAACCGAAGAGAACGCGAAGCCTTTAATAAAAGAAACGATGAAGAAGAAAGACGCCACTTCGAAGAATACGAAAAAATGGTGGAAGATTTGATGGACACCAGTTTTTCAACAGAAGGCGTAGGAGTTCCTATTTTACCTCCAATGGATACAGATTTTAGTATGGGTGATTTAGAGCAAGGAACATTTGAGCAAATTAGAGATATGATTAATGATTACTTTTCTGAAGACGCTAAAACTCCGGCAGAATTAATGCCTCTTCCAGAATGGCTTAGTGTTCCTAGCGCATCTACTATGCCTCAAATTCCTCCGCAAAGTTAATTCATTAACATGACAGAAAAACAAGACAAATTCATAGAAACATACGTCCTTACTGGTAACGCCACTAAAGCGGCTATTGCGGCAGGGTATTCTGAAAAGACTGCTACCATCAAAGGTTCTCAACTTAAATCTCAACTACACAGTGAGATACAGAGAGAAGTCCAGAAGATGATTGCAGACAAGATTCCGGCCAGCCTCAAGTGGTTGACCGACCTTGCTGAAAGTGCTGAGTCTGAATCTGTCAGATTAGGCGCAATTAAAGACATCCTTGACCGCGCTGGATTAAAACCAGTAGACAAGGTAGAAACCACCAACATCGACCAAATGAGTAAAGATGAGATCATGCGGGAGTTAGAGGCACTTGAAAGGCTTAAGCACTGAACATTACCGTAAAGAGTTAGAATTAAAACAGGCTCTGAGAAGCCTTGTACGCTTCTCTCGCATCGACGAGTACGATCCCTACCCATACCAGCAGAAGTTCCACCAAACAGGCTCAGAGGCCAACCAGAGGCTTCTGATGGCGGCTAACCGTATCGGGAAGTCTTTTTCCGGCGCGGCAGAGATGAGTTACCATCTTACAGGTCTATATCCTGACTGGTGGGAAGGCAGAAGGTACGATAAACCCATCACCGCTTGGGCGGGTGGGGTTTCAAACGAAACAACTAGAGACATTGTACAATACGAACTATTGGGTTCCCCAGATGATCCTGATGCGTTTGGGTCCGGTGCGATACCTAAAAGTAAAATTATAAAAACGGAACGTAAACCGGGTGTACCCAACGCAAAAAGTGTTGCTCTTATACAACACGTTACGGGCGGGAACTCTTCTTTACGCTTCAAAGCCTATGAAATGGGTGTTGACAAGTGGCAGGGACGCAGTGTAGACTGTATATGGCTGGACGAAGAACCGTCCAGAGAGTTATATTCACAGGCTGTAACCCGAACATTGGACCGTAAAGGCATGGTTTACATGACATTTACACCAGAATCGGGCATGACTGAGACTGTTGCATCGTTTATGAACAACCTACAGCCCGGTCAATCCTTGACAAACGCCACTTGGGATGACGCTTCAGAGACAATTACCTCCATGAAAGGTAATAAAGGCCACCTAAATGAAGCCGTTATGACCCAGATTCTCTCCAGTTACTCCCCACATGAGAGAGAAATGAGGCGATATGGTCGTCCCAGCATTGGTTCTGGCCTTGTTTTCCCGGTACAGGAAGACAAAATAATGATTGATCCCATGCAATTAAAGGATCACTGGCCCAGAATAGCAGGTATAGACTTCGGATGGGACCATCCTACCGCTGTAGTGTGGGTGGCTTGGGACAAAGACGAGGATGAACTGTATGTCTACGATTGTTACCGACAATCCAAAGCATCACCGTCTGTACACGCCGCATCCATCAGGACACGCTCTGAGAGCGTCCCTATTGCGTATCCTCACGATGGCAATAGGAGAGACAGCATGGGCAATCCGGGTCTTGCAGACCAATACAGGAGCCTTGGGTGCAATATGATGTTGGAGCATTTTACCAATCCTCCAGCACTCGGACAGAACAAAGGCGGTAATTCCGTAGAAGAAGGTCTGATGGATATGTTGCAGTATATGGAGCAGGGTAGATTCCATGTATTCAATACATTAACAGACTGGTTTGAAGAGTTTAGAATGTATCACAGAAAGGGCGGTAAAGTAGTTCCATTCAAAGACGATCTTATGAGCGCGACACGGTACGCAGTATTATCACGAAGATTCGCTGTATCTAGCAGTGATCCAACTTGGACAAACGAGATAGAATATAAACAATATGGCATCATCTAATACAACAGACGAAGAACTAATAGCCAGAGTGCAGGGAGAAATCTCTGACGCTTTAGGTTATAGTGATACTATATCCAAGCAGAGAGAATCTGCTATGGATTACTACTATGCACTTCCGTTTGGTAATGAGGTTGAAGGCAGGAGTCAGTACGTTGATTCTTCTGTTATGGATACTATTGAATGGATTAAACCGTCACTGATGAGAGTGTTTGCTGGTGGCGAAGAAATGGTTACATTTGAGCCTCATGGACCAGAAGATGTAGAGGCGGCAGAACAGGCCACTGATTACGTCAATCATATCTTTACCAAAGATAACAATGGTTGGGAAATCCTCTACTCTTGGTTCACTGATGCTCTCCTCCAAAAGAATGGTATCGTAAAAGTATGGTGGGATGACTACGAAGACTGGAATCGTGAAGAGTATAACGGTCTTGATGAGCAGGAGTTTAACCTGTTGGTCATGTCACCCGATGTTGAGATTGTTGAACACACTCCATACGTTGACGATTATGGCGCGAAGCACGATATAGTTATTAAACGTACCGAGTATACTGGCCGGGTAAGGATTGAGAATGTTTCACCTGATGAATTTCTTATCAGTCGTGAAGCAAAAGATATTCAGGATGCTAGATTTGTTTGTCACCGTGTAAAGAAAACCTTGTCAGAGTTACGTCTTATGTATCCTGATGAAGACCTTGATCCACAGGAGATGGGTGGTGGTGATGACGATATGGCGGCTTTTTCCTCAGAAAGATTAAGCCGTTACGAGTTTGATAAGTCTGCCGATTACTTTGGCGGCTGGGGTTCTCCTGATGATGAAGAGGCTTTACAAACTTATTGGTTGCATGAGTCTTTCTTGAGAACCGACTATGACGGAGATGGGATTGCTGAACTAAGAAAGATATGCTCCGTAGGTAGTAAGGTTCTTGCTAATGATCCTATTGACAAGATTCCATTCGTCAGTATTACTCCGGTAAAGATTCCTCATAAGTTCTTTGGCCTGTCTATTGCAGACCTTATCATGGACTTGCAACTCATCAAAAGTACGTTGATGCGGAATCTTATGGACAATATGTACAACCAAAACTTTGGTCGGTACGCAGTTCTTGAAGGTCAAGCGAACCTAGATGATTTGCTATCCCAACGTCCGGGCGGTGTGGTGCGAGTTAAGTCACCCAACGCCATTATGCCATTAGCAACTCCTCAACTTGAGCCTTCCTCATTCCAGATGCTAGGTTATCTAGACCAGCAGAGAGAGTCACGAAGCGGTGTAAACAAATACAGCCAAGGTCTTAACGACAATGCGCTAACCTCTCACACTACGGCCACAGCAGTAAACGCTACAATGACAGCCGCTCAATCCAGAGTAGAGTTAATAGCGCGATGCTTTGCCGAAACTGGTGTAAGAGATTTGATGCGTTGTATTTACGAACTTGTCCTTAAGAATCAAGACCATGAGCGTGTAGTCAAACTACGCAATAAGTGGGTTCCTGTCCGTCCTGATATGTGGCGTGACAAAATGGACTGCACAGTTGCTGTAGGTATTGGTAACGGTAATCGTGACCAACAGTTGATGCACCTGACTACAATGCTACAGTTTGCTGGCGATGCAATGCGCGGTGGACTTAACATTGTTAATGAAAAGAATCTGTACAACATGGGAGCCGCACTCATTAAGAACATGGGTTTCCAGAATATTGATGATTTCCTGACTAACCCGGATATGGCTCCTCCACAGCCTGATCCAGCAGAGCAGGAAAAGATGATGGAGATGCAGATTAAACAGCAGGAACTTCAGATTAAAGCCGCTGACCTACAGTTGAAACAGCAGAAACTTCAGCAGGAAGCGGCTGAATCTGCTGTAGAGGCTCAACTAAAAGCGGCTGAACTACAACTTGAAGCAGAACAAAATAGACCCATTGCTATAGGATAAATATGAGTAACGAACTAAGAGAGGAACACGCAAGACGCATCCTCAATGATAAGTTATTCGTAGAAGCGTTTGAAACGCTAGAAAAAAATTTACTGGACTCTTGGAAGTCTTCGGGAGTCAGTGAACTAGAAGCCAGAGAACAAATCTGGTTGTCATTAAGACTCCTTGAGCGGATACGTTTACATATAACTTCTATTGTGGAAACAGGAGATATGGCGAAGAAACTTAAGGAATACCACATATAGGAGATTATTATGGTGGATACGCAAACAGCCCCACAAATAGCAGGTGAACTACCCAAAGAACCCGGTAGTATATCTGAAGCCCAAGATGCGATACTCGGACTCATGGACTCGTTAGAGGAACCGGAAGAGAAAGAGGAGGCATCGCCGTCTGAAGAAGCAACTGAAGACGCTTTAGAGGAAACAACTGATGAAATTGAAGAGGAGGTTGAAGAAACCGAAGACGAAATTTCTGAGGATGATGAATCTGAAGAATCCGATGAAGAAGAAGTTGAAGACGACTCGGAAGAGACAATTCTCTATACTGTAACAGTAGACGGAGAAGAACACGAAGTCACGGAAGAAGAACTCGTCAAAGGCTACTCCCGACAAGCGGATTATACAAGGAAAACTCAACAACTTGCAGAATATCGAAAGCAGATAGATCAGGTAGTAGAAAACTACAAGAACGAAACTGCTCAGACTCAGCAAGCCAGAGAACAGTACGTTAGTGCTGTCGCACAAGCAATTGAAACTAACTATTCACATTTAGCGCAATTCCAGAATGTTGATTGGGAAAGGCTTAAGATGGAAGATAGGGAGGAATATCTGACTAAGCGTGATGAATATCGTCAGGCTCAAGACCAGATTCAGTCTCTACAACAGTCTCAAGAAAAAGCCCAGCAGGAATCGCAAATTGAGGCTCAGAAAGAACATCAACGTATTGTTCAAGAAGAGCATCAAAAAATGGTGAGGCTTATCCCGCAATG